GTGCCGACAGCAACATCAGCAGGCCCAGGCAGAGCTTGAATAAACTCGGCACCTTCCCTGTTGAAGCGGTAACGAGCCTGTTCAGGATTCCTGTAATTGGGAACATATAGATGCAACGCCAATCTGTCAGTCTCGTACATATAAATCTGAGTCCAAGTTTTCAACGTTTCCTTGAAGTCAGTGGTCGCGATAGTACGATCGACGTCACCTGCAATTGACTCTACTCGCCCTCTTGGGACTGTCGAGTTATTCATCGTCCCTGTCATGTCGGTGCGCTTTTCAGCTTCATCACACCGCTCAATCTGCTCCACGATCTTGGAGTACCAGAAGGAGTCAGGAACGTTATCTAAAGCCTCTTCTAATCGTGCTAAGTCACCCGCTGGGATTGAGGTCGTGTTGTACCCCAAGTGCCAGCGGATTTTAGACTTAAGAAAGGTATCGAGCTTCATTAATGCTCACCAATGCATTATTGTGCAAGAACTATATGCACCAATAACACATTAACACGCGCCAATAATCACTCGACGCGGACAAGGTTCTCCTTGAAGATCTCATCCCAGTCAACACGCTTGATCTGACGGAGCTGCTCCAAACGGGTGTACCTTTCACCTGCAAGAGAAAGCTGGATGTCCTTAATTTCACGAGCGGTCTTAAGACCAACGCCCGGAAGTGCATCGGCGATCTGACGAGCAGATGCCATGTTCACATTGACGCGAGTATCAACAGGGAAAGTCTCTTTCTTGGTCGGCTTCGCAGGTTTGGCTCCATCCTTAGCAAGGTCTGCAGTCAGACGCTCTTCATTCCTGATCTGCTCAGAGGTTGCATCGATGTGAGGAGTCAGGTCCGACTCGTCAATATAAATGACTTCTTCATTGGCATCCAAGCACATGAGAATGCCTTCCCCGTGCTGGGAAACAACTTCTACAAGCCCTCCAGTCACACGGTTCTGGTACAGCATAATTACATCCAATTACTGATATAGCATACTGGAATTCATACCTCCGGACAATAAAAAAGCGGGTCATTACGACCCGCCATGTAAAGATCAGAACAAAGTCATCACTCGTCGTTACCGCCCACTTGGGAGGCAAAGTCGATGAAGCCTTGGATGTCAGCGAAGGTAGCTGCGGCAGCAGGACGGACGTAGTTAACACGACCGACGATGTAAGCAGCCTTGCCAGCGTCAACGTCAGCAGAGCTGATGGAGATACCAGCACCGTCAGGGGTGGTGGCGGTCAGAGCGGTCACGTTGAACACCTTCATGGTGGTGTCAGAGGTGCACTCGAACATCATGGCGTCGACGAAGTCGCTGTCATCGATGGTGCCGGAGACGGCGTCGATGAAAGGAACCTTAGAGGTCGAAACACCGGAGTCACCCTGGCTGATTGCACTCGAAGCAAAAGCAGTCAACTGAGCGGTTGCAGCCTTAATACCGTTGAGGACGGTAGCGGGGGTGGGGACGGGGTTAGCGCCAGAAGCAGGCTTCAGGCAGACGATCTCGGTGTTAGTACCAACGAGGTCGGCGGTGATGGGAGAAGCCGGGAAAGAAGGCTCACCAGCGGCGGGGATGTCCTGACCCAGGGCAATAGAAGCCGAGTAGATATAAGCAGGACGATCGCTGCTGGCCTGAACGACCATGGAGGTGCGGTCATCGCGCACACGGTCGCTAGAACGGCGATCGGGGGAAGGAACGATCAGATCACCACTGGTCACGCCGGTGGTGGAGTCGACCTTGAAGTAGCCGACGAGCTCGTAGAACTCGAGGCCTGGCCATGCGTACACACCTTCGGTGTTGAACGAGGACAGACGGTTGATTTGATTACCGGGCTGCAGGATTGCGCCCTTTTCAGCGGTGTAGGTTGCCATTATCAGTTGACCTCCTCATTGATGGTGAAGGCGGTGGTCACGAAGTCCTTATTCAGGTTGGCGAAACCAGCGTACAGCTGCCAGATCAGGATGATGAAGCGGCTGAAGTCGTCGTTGTTGTTGATAAGCACCTGGGCGTTGGGGCCACCGATGCCGACGCCAACGGCCTGAGGACCGAAGAACAGGCCAGCGGGGGTGTCGCGGGTTCCAGTAGCGGTGCCTGCACCAGTCAGGGTGGTGGTAGCGGTCTTGCTGGGGAAGTTGGTGGACTCGAAGAAGCGAACACCTTCGAACACGAAGCCGGAAGGCATCACGGGCTCGCCAGCAACGAACTGGGCTTGACCGTACTGACCGCCCTGGTACAGAGCAGCGTTAGGAGCGCTCATACCCATCAGAGGGTTGGGAGCACCCATGCCGGGGTAACGTGCCACTTCGCGGAAGCCGTCGTCAGCACGCAGATCCTTCATGAAGGAGGGATCAGCGATACAACGGTAGTAGCCGTCCTGGAACACAGGAACGTTACGCTTACGCAGGCTCTTAACAACGTTCAGAAGGTCAAACTTGACGTTGAACTTGAAGCGCTCAGCAGCGTATTCAGCGGCGGTATAGGTAGAAACGGTGACACCGGTCTTGGTGTGATCGTTGGGGTAGTAGTAACCACCCTGGGTGTCGCCGGACTGGCCACGGGACTCAGACTTGAACAGCTCGTCCAGGAACACACGATCGCGCCAACGACGGTAGTCGTCGAGCAGGGTCAGCGAACCGATGGACTGGTGGAACATGTTGAGGTTCCCGGTGTCCAGCAGCAGGCGCTGAGCGGTCATGAGGGTCTCACGAGCAATCTTGAAGGTGCTCGGGAGGTTGGTGTTGTTCGGGTCAGCAGGGCCGGTGTACTCACGCAGAGACACAAGCACCTTGTCCTTGACGATGGAACGGCTGTTGGCAGTACCGATCGTCTGGTCTTGGGTACGCTCGCGGCTGGTCTTCGTGCCGGGGTTACCGAAGAAACGGTAACGATCCAGCTGCACGGTCTGACCAGGCTGCTTGGTGAAGTCGTGGACTACGACGGGCTCGCAAGCCATCTCCACGACATAAGCCGGGTGGGGGCGGTACAGTTCCGCACCCAACAGCTTGGGAAAGTCGTTATCGATGAACATAGTAATTTCTCAGCTAAGTTTTAAGCGCTGATACTTGAGGACAAAGTCCTCTGGATATGGAACTTTTCATTCCATTACAAAAAATTATAGCAACGCTTTATCAACCTGGATTATTAAAGTCGTCGACTTTTACGGCATCAAAGTGCGATCAACAGCACGAGCACGGGGGTCAGGAGATCCGTCAACCATGTTGCCGAGACTAAACTTAGTCGGGGGAACAGTGCCAATGCGACCGTAAGGATTGAGAAGACCATCAGCGGGTTGGAGCGCAGGGCTCATGGCCTGGATCTCAGGATTGATAGGGCCTTCGGCAGCAGCTTGTTGTGCAGCGGCTTCTGCAACAGCCTTTGCCATCAGGGCTTTCGAAAGGGCTTTCTTAGCTTTGCTGTTGTCCATCATTTTTGTCCTTTTTGATTAGGCATGGGGGCGTATCCCATCGGCAGCTGTCCGGTAGGAGGCATCATCGGGAGTAACTGATACTGCTGCTGCACTTGAATCTGGTTCTGGAACATCTCTGCTTGGCCCAGAGCACGAGGAGCTAAGAGGCCGTTAGCAGGTAAAGGAGAACCGGGGAGATTGAGCTTGAGATAAGCGTTATCCAGATCGCGAGGCATGCGGGGCTGAGGAGCACTGGGGTCCCCAACTTTTGCTTCCATGTCCTGCATTCGAATAGCTGCATACTCGTCAACGTTGCCAGACATGACTTGACGCGACGTATCGCCAGCACCGAATTGAACAAGGCCGGGAGCGCCAATCGGCCCGCCGGCAGTACCAATCGCTGCCAGGAACTGATCAGCTTTTTCTCTTGCTCCTGCCTTCTTCTTTGCCATGTTAAATAAAAAATATGGGGGCAGCCTTAGCTACCCCCTATTCTAGAACTATTTATATTTAGCGATCACTCCATCACCAGGAGCTTGTTGCGGAACACCTCGGGGTTCTGCGCGGCGGAGTTCAGATAACGCCAGGCATTGGAGGGGTCGCGGTCGGCCAGGTTGCCGAAGCTGTTCCAGAAATCGCCAGCGTTAGCGGGGGACTGAGGCTGGGGAGGAACAGGCATCTCAGGGCGCTGGGGAGCAACGCGCTGAACGGCAGGCTGCTGTTGGAACTGCTGGCCAACTTGCTGACCCTGAGGAGCAGCAGCTTCATCGGGGATGGGGTGGGGGCCATTCTCACCGAAGAACTCGCAGGTGTAGTCGGCGAGGACGTCGGGATCAGTCAGGATGGTCTCATAAGCTTTGTGCTCATTGGAGAGTTCCTGAAGCAGTTCACAAGCTTGAATCAGCTGCTGATTGGTTTGAATCAGAGCGTCTTCGACATCACAGGCATACTTATTAACGATCGCAGCGGCGTCAGGACCGAAGTGATCAATAACCTCAAGACTTGCCTCGCTTACCCCGTTGGCGCGGAGCATTTCCGGAGTTATTTCCAGCGAAGTTTGGGAAGAGTTGCTGGAGAAGTCCTGGCTGTTGTTGATCCCAGGCGTAGAGGTCTGCATCCCCAGGTTGTTGAACTGGGTTGTTTGCTGGGAACCGTAGCTGGCCGGGTCGATTGCCTGGTTCGGATTCGATTGTTGACCCAGGGACGGGAATTGGACGGGCGAACTCAGGAGTCCGACCACCTTGTTGAACGCCTCCTTGTAAGGGTTGTCCGCTTGTTGGGGCGCCTGGTACTGCTGGGGGCTGTACTGAGTAGGGATTGAGGCCGGTGCCTGCGTCCCCATCTGGGCCTGCATTACTGGGGCTGGGGCCGTCACCTGTTGGTAAGGCGCCACCCATTGCTGATTGGTAGAAACCGCCGGAGCCTGCGCCGCCGTCTGCGCTGGAGCCGCGTAGCTGGTCGGTTGGGTCGGGGATACTTGGGGTGCCGATTGGGTCGGCATTGCGGTATCGGCCTGCATAAGTTACCTCTTTTTGTAGGCTTTCGAGTGTGCGATAAAGGAAGGGGGTGAGATCAAGTCTCGGATCCGCAGCCATTGGAAGGTTTGGTTGCTGCGGATGTGGTGTCCGCATCTCTTGATTGATTAGATCAATGAATGCGGAGTAAGCCCTCTGTACTTCCCCTACCACACGGAATGGGAAACCGGAGAGCATGCCCGCGATTTCGTCATCCGTTTTAGAAGGGAATAGATACTTCAGTGCTTCTATGCTATCAACTCCTAACTCTTGCAAGTTTCTGGTGAAGATAGACTGGTTGAGTTTATCCTGTGTTGTGTCTTCATACACAGGACCTAACCAACGCCATTGAATGGTTCTATCACCATCCGGCGCAAGACCTAAAACTCCGTCCGGAATCTCCTGCTCTTCGATTGCTTTATCAATCGCAGCTTGAAGTTTCTTTTCGTACCGAGCTTTCGCACGATCGTATTTCTCAAGGTCTTTGTCGTCAGGCTCCTCGGGGAGCTCGGGATACTTGATCCCGCTCTCGTATGCCAGGGACTTACGGAAGATTTGCTCTTCCTGGAAGATGATCAGCTCCAAGCAACGGCAGATGCCATAGGTATAGAGCTGAAGGCACTTCTTCTTGGCCGTGGCGCTGACCCGACCGTATGCAGACTTGTACTCAGTCGCAGTGACGTTCGTAATGCTCAGGTCGTCGATACCACCCAGGGCAAGGCGAATCTCACTCCGGAGCTGCTCGGCGTAACGAGCCTGGTCAGTGCTGACCGCGTTCGGCGTGATGAAGCCGACACGGTCGGTGGGCTCCAGGTTTGCGATGACGCGGGGGACACGCATGCCGGAACCGGGCTTGCCGTTGTACCCAGGGGACTGCCTGGTTACATTGTCCTGCTTGTAGGTCGAGCTGGAAAGGAAGAACTCAGACTCAAAGCCAGACTGGCTGGAGATGCTGGGGCGCTGGGTCGCGTCCTTCTGATCGAACTCAACAATGTCCTGCTTAGGACGAGAAGAAAGCAGGGTGGGGTTACCAAAGAACGACAGGTTTGCCCGGATGTTCTTGACCATCTCGTCATGAGCGACGATCTGGTTGGCAAGCCATTCGAACTCACCGCTACCCTCAGTACCGAAAGCATCTGGGTTATTGAGAACCTCAACGCATGGAATGAACTCCATGGTGTTCTTCAACACCTTCTTGTCGTTGAACGGGAAGTCCATCGACGGATTGTCAAAGCTGACTTCCTGCTCGCTGTGGTACTCCTCAATGGTGTCCGCAGTGATCCGCAAGCGCATGTAACGCTTGTCAGTGTTCAGGCCAACGCCCTGGAAACCACGCGAGGACTTGACCTTATATGGATAGATGATGATGACTTCTTCTAAGTCACCTTCGGGTGAGTAGTAAGTACGGTACGCATCACGATCGAACCAGTAAATACGATATGTCTTCTGTGTAGGCCGGATGTAGAAAAGACCCTTGCCGAAAGCGAGGAATCGGTCCCAGATCGAATCTAAGCGTGCGTCCAGTTTGTTGAACTTGATGACCTGCTGGATAAAGTCGTACCGCT